CTTCAGTCAAGCTTCTTACACCAGCGTCGAGTGAATCAGCACGCTGTTTGAAGGTAGATTCAACTGTTGAAATCTGACCTTCTATATCTTCAGGAGCTTCTTTTGAGCTTGTTGCCAAACTTCCGTCTTCCAGCTGGGGCGCAAGAACATCTAAATATTCTCCGACCTCAGCATTTACGAGATACACATAGCCAATTGATGCGACTCCAGCCCTATTTTTAGCGCTAGTAAACGATAGCTTTGTCCAATTTTCATCCTTTAATGTAAAGATGGGTGAAATACCCGAATTATCATGGACTTGCCAATAAGTTTGTAGCTTGACCTTTTGACCTCTTCTGCCTTTGACCCAACAAGACATCGTGTATGTGCCTTGCGAGATATAAAATCCATCTTGAGCAATACCTATTTGGTCTCTAGCATTGCTTGAGGTCAATCGTATCGCTTTATCAAAGCCAGTTACTGGACTGTCTGATACATCAATCGTCTTTGCCGTCCCAGTGCCTGACGGTCTAAAAGTACCTGATGCCCACAATCCTCTGGCTAGCATCATGCGCTTTGTACCCCGGATATAATTCCTACCCCCGACCTGCACACTCGCTATCCGACTAGCCAGCTCCTCAGCTGTTTGCGTGAGTTCTGACTTGCTGGCTTTACCATTGGCCAAGTTGGTCAGTTCTGACAGTCTACGAGCCGTCGTCTCCTCATACGTCGCTTGCGCTGACTTCACGCCAGACAGTTCATTTTTAGTCCGGCTAAGTACTTCAACTTGCTTGGCAATCTCAGTTTCAGCCTGTGCTTGCTTCGGTCGAATATCATTCGCGATAGTCCGTTTCAGAGCGTCCAAGTCACCCGACAGAGCCGTTTGTGCGCTCGTAGTCTGCGACTTAAACGCTTCAAGTCTAGCGACAGAATCCAGCCCAATCCGCTTAGCTTCCTGTGCAAGCAGGGTACTTGCGCCAGCATTTCGCAAAGCTTCCTCAGCCTTGCGCTTAGTTTCTTTCAATGGCCCGTTGTCAAAGCTATTAAAGCGCTGATTGATAGTGTCAGACAGTTCTCTCTTGACTTCTTCAGCTCTGGCTTTGGCAAGTTCGATGGCATCCGTGATAGCTTTCTCACGTTTGTCAAATTCAGCGTCAAAGGCTGCGTCTGCTGCTTCTATCTGCGCTTGGATTTTGGCTTCAATGCCATCTTGTTGCTTAATCTGCTTGGTAATCGTACCCTCGTAAGAATACTGCGTATCATTTCCAGCTTTACTATCTGCGCTGATACGACCTCTTAGACCACCTTTGAAAGTAAAGCTCTGACTTAAGACAGGAACTTTAAAGGTTTCTTTCTTGTTGGTCTGAATGGTTACCCACTGCCCAACCTCAAGCAGTAAATGCCCTTGGTAGTTGAGATTATACGGATAGTAAGTTAGGTTTTTCAGTTTGTAATACAGGTCATTTAAAGCGCTCTGGGTCATGAAGACATTGTCCAGTTCCAAAGACCGGCCTGTCTTCATACCGACCGTCAGAGACTTCTTGTCCGTCTTACAAGTGATACCAGCTATCTGATACTCAATCTCACTCTTGGTCAAGCCATGCAAGAAATAACTGTCAGCGTTGATCGTGATATTGGACTCAGTCAAATCACGGATTTCCATCTTGCCTTCTCTGTTGAAGAAACAAGACATCCCAATCACCTGAGTCATAGCGCTCAGCATATCCCTAAAGGAAAGTTTCTTGCCCTCAGGAACTTGCTCAATATGATAACGCATCGCGCTGATTCCGAAATAGTCATTCGCTAACTCAATGCCTGTTTTCAGGCAGATTTCCTGAATAACCTCTCGTACTTCAGCTGGGAAATGCAAATCCGTCACGTACTCACGATTGAGCTTAAACATACCGTCCATAAGTTCAAGTGTGGTTGTGTTGCGGTTTCGGTCAATCTCAATATCGTTGATGAAGTATTCCCCCATCTTGACCCACTGGTAGGTATCCCCAACCAGTAGACCAATCTCAGGGTGCAGGGTATCCAGCTTATTGAACGTGGTAATGATACTGGTAAAGGTAATTTTACCGCTACCAGCGCAGGTTCCACCAGGCTTATAAGTATCGCCCTTGATGTAGCCATACTCAAAACTAGCCTCTTTGATATCCCGTGAAGCATATTCACCAACACGAATAGCCAGCGTCCTTTCCTTGGCAAACATGGCTCTGTCAAATTGTCGTCTAGTTAAAGCGTCCATTTTCTTACCTCTCTACCAGATTAAATTTAGCGCCAGACCAAGGTTTAAACTTCTCAGTAAAGGTATAGCTAGGAGCTGTCCTATCACCGACATAGAAAGTCTTTGTGACTTGGCCATCCATGGGGTCTGGATAAGATACCTCAAAAAATTTAGATGATACAGCATGTAAAAGCTGACTTATTTCTCCCTGAGTCATCATACCCCATTCACAGTCTAGTTTGCGTTTGGTCGTGATACGGTCACGCACCATGTCGCCATTGGCATTACGCCCTGTCTCTCCATCGATATCTTGAATACCGACTTGAAAATATTTGGGAGGCTTCACAGCCACCCCATTGATTGTCAATTGTGCCATTTAACCTCCTAAATCTTGAGCAAGGTTTGACCTGCTCGTTCATGCTCCTTGTTGATTTCTTGGATGGCTACCCGTCCGAACTCATGGCCTGCGATTTGGATAACGATGTCGCCGTCGCCAGAGAATCCACCTTGTGGACTAACACCAGCCATGGCATTTACTACCGCACTGCTGACTACTCGTCCAAGTGTTTGGATAAATCCTGTATTTTCAAGTGGTACGACCGCCTCTTTACCAGCTTCACCAATCATGGCGATTGTTGGACTATCGACGATACCACCACGGGCAAGACGAGGGAGGCTAACTGTACTTACACTACCAACCCATCCTAGACCAGGTAAGTTTCTGACAACGCCTAAAACTCCATTAATCATTCCGATGAAGCCATTGACTACATTTTCAATCGTTCCAAGAACCGCATTGACCGCACTCTTAAACGCTCCACCTACTGCCTCGCCGACCATCTGACCAGCATTAACGAAGATACTTTTGACAGTATCCCAAACGCCTTTAAAGAAGTCTCCGATAGAGCTAAAGGCATTTTTAACAGCGTCAAAAGCTTTTCCGAATATATCGCCAAACCAGCTTGCTACTTTGGAAAGTGCACTTGTAACATCGTTCCATCTCTCGCCAAACCAAGAACCTAGTTTGCTAAAGATGTTTGTTAAGCCAGTCCATGCTTTTTGGAACATGTCAGTAAACCATGCCCCGATATTAGCCAACGCACTAGTCACATCTGCCCAACGTTGTCCGAACCATGAGCCGATTGGTGTGAAGATATTAACGATAGCGTCCCATGCACCTTGGAATACACCAGAGAACCACTCTCCGATGCCAGAGAATATGTTTACAATGGCGTCCCATGCTTGCTGGAATTTCTCGCCAAACCATTGACCTATCGGCTCAAAGATTTCTTGTAGTTTCGTCCATAGACCGCTGAAAAATTCGCCAATCGCTTGACAAATACCACTGATAAAATCACATAGTCCTTGCCATGCAGTTTTAGCAAACTCAACAACAGTGTCCCAGTTTTGATAGAGCAAAACACCAATAGCAATCAAAGCTGCGATTGCTGCAATAATCCATGTTATTGGACTTGTCAAAACTGCTAACGCTGCATTAAAAGCCCATGTTGCAGCTGTAGCGACTCCTGCTGCAACAGAATGTGCAAATTCCGCCGCGGTTGCTAATCCCATTTTCGCTGCATGAGCAGTCCATGCTAGAGCTGATTTACCAAGTTCTAAAGCAGTTTTTCCTAGCTGTGCAATTGTTTTACCTGAATTGACCACAAAATCTTTTGCATATAAGGTGTTCAAATAGATTGTTTCACCAAAACTGACCAACTTATCAAATGTCAATGCTTTAATAGCAAGACCTAGATTCTTAATCCCTCCAACAATCAAAGAGACCTTACTACCTAACAAGCTGAATGCTCCTGCAAGTCCTCCAGCTTGTTCTGCCCATGATAAGAAATTAATCGTTTGCCAAGTTGTTATCAAAGCTACGATAGGTTCTTTGTTTTCTTTACACCAGTCAGAAAAAACGGTGAAACCATCTGCCACTAACTTAATAGCATCCGCCAATAGTCCCAAAGTGGCTAAAAGGCCACCTCCTAATAAATCTGAAATTCCTTCAATACTAACACCGAATACTCCTGATAAAAACTCAGCAAAAGGTTGCCAGGAATTCTCCCAGAGAATCTGAATAATGTCAATTAGCCCATTAAAAGCATTAGCAATAGAGTTAATAGCAGGGACTACATGTTCATCATAAACACGACTTAAGCCATCGCCAAATTTGTTAACAGACCTTTCAATGTTCTCAAATACAGGCGCAACAGTATCTAATAAACTTTGGAAGACTGATGAAATTTTAGGAGCGCTTGTCACAACGACTTTTTCAAAACCTTTAAACAAACTTCCTGCTAATTTACTACCAACTTCAACAATGGTAGATGTCAAACTCAACAGAGTTGACACAATAGCGCTACCGATACGAACCGCACCAGTTGAGGTAATGACGTCGTAGAAAGCACTAGAAAAGTCCTGAGCTATGTTTCCTACTGCCTCGGAAAGGTTACCAACATTATCAAACAAAGCGACTAGCGCCCTGGTAATGCGTTCTTTTTGCCTTCCAAGGCCATTTGCAATACTTTCGGCAAGGAAAACACCGATACCTAGCCCGATAGTGGTTATTGAGCCTGTCACTTGCCCTAAAGCATAAGCAATTTTCTCAGCCATTCGGTTAAAGGCATTCACAACCCTTGGGTCAGTGGCGATTTCTCCCATTGTCTTAGCTATTTGGTCTAAGGCAGTCTTAATGCGTTTTATACCTTCTGGTCTAAATGCTGCATCAAAACCTTTCTTGAAGAGGTCAAACAACCCTTTGAGCTTATCTCCAAGACCATCAAAAATGCTCTTGAATTTGTTGTCCATGTCGGTCAACTCGACTTCTGGCAAGATGTCTTTGAAAGGTCCGCCACCGCCTCCCTTTCCTTTACCACCTTTGCCACCGCCTCCAGAACCGCCTGCGTCGTCATCTTTTGGTTTTTGCAAGATGTTAATCTCATCAAATCCCAAAAGACCTAGCAACTCTTTAGCGGCCTTCTTAGCGTTTTTGGCGGAGTCTCCAAGATTGTCAGCAAGTCCTCCTGCTGAATCTCCAGCGTCGTCTACTGCGTCAGCAAGGTCTCCTGCTCCGCCTGCAGCATCCTTCATGGCGTTACCCATGTCTCCAACTGCTCCACCAACACCATCTTTTACCGTAGCTTTCTTGTTGAACATTAAAGCTATAAACTCCGCAAGTTTAGCAGTAACATTCTTTAAGACCATAGCAAAAGAGTTCAAGACAGGCATAATGGCATTGATAATCGGTAACATAGAGTTACCAAGGTTCAATGCTGCGTCCTTCATCAGCGACTTAAATAGGCTGATACGACCATTTACAGAATTAGACAAGGTATTCCCATACTTGGCTGTAGCCTGTTCCAGAATAGCCATAAGGCGGATTTGTTGCTGGGTTTGGTAATCCAACTGTTGCCAGCTCTGTCCGTTTGCGAACTTCTTAAAGGCTTCAGTAGACTCAATCATAGCCACATTGACGTTGATTCCTAGGTCCTCAATTGCTTCGGTGTTCCCTAGCAAACCTGAGCGAATCCGCTCCATAACGTCTGTAATCGTGCGCCCTGAACCTTCAGCAACCACTGCCGATGTCTGCAACATCTTAGCGGTATAGGCGCTTAGCTTGTTGGTATCTTTGATAAACCCAGAAAATAAGTTTGAGTAGACCGCACCGTAGTTAGTAGCCTCACCCACCCCCATATTCATAGCGTTGGCGTTATCGTTAACCCATTTTAAGAAAGATTGCGAACTCTCTCCCATCTGTCGCTTGATTTGGTTCATAGACGCTGATACTTCAAGAGCCGTCTGCGTTGAATACATCCCAACATCAAGTAATTTCTTACCAAGGATTGCAAAACCAGCGAACTTAGCCAGCTTACCAAACGCACTACCGATTGAGTTCGACTGTTCACGAACTTTAGCAGTGGCATTTTTCACTTGGTCAGATGTTCCTTTGACCTGATTCTCAACTTCTTTCATCTTCTTCCTGAAAGGCGCTATCTCAGCGTCAATCATGACCTTCAATTCATCAAGAGTTGCCATTCACTTCCTCCTTCCTTTTTCGATTATGTCTCTCTGCAAAATCACGCATCCGTTCCTTATGCAACAAAAGCGCTTGTCTCTGTCGTTCCTGTTCTACTGCTTGCTGTTCTTCTACAAACAACTCAGGCGCATATTCCCAAAGCTCAACAATCTTAGCGTCATTGGACAGTAATAAGGAAACATGATTAGTTATCATTCGCGAAAGTATGTACGAGTCAATAATCTTCTCTTTACGCTCTTGGATTTTGACACGGTTGTAGCTTTCTATCATTTCCCTGATTTCAAGCACCGTCAAATCCCAAAAATCAAGAGGCTTGCCCCCGATGTCCAAAAACATAGGATAAAGCCTCTCAATAATCTGAGTTACCGTTAAGATTACTTGTCTACTGTCATTTTCTTCTTGGAAGTTTTCTTGTCCTTGCTTCCTCGTGGAGTAAAACCCGATACTTCAAAGAGTGGCATCAACACCTCTGTCATGAAGGTTGTTTGGTCTCCGCCATTGTCCACGTATTCATCGTATAAATCATAGACATCCTCAAGAGAATACCCATGTTCATACTGCTGCAAGGCTCCGTGAACTAACAACAACATAACTTTCAAAGGCGGTAAAGTGAACTCTTCGCCAGCTTCAGGCATGAAAATCTTCAGCAAGTTCATGCCGATTTTTTCTTCCACAGTTGCAGCTTGATGAGATGTCAAACGTAGCTTCAACTCTTTTTCGTCAGTAACTTTCCAAGTTGTGTATTTTAACGCCATTTAATTAACCTCCAACACCGTCTGTAAATTCCAACTCTGACTGCAAGGCAATCTTAAGTGTGAACTCGATAACGGCATTGACACCGCCACCGCCAAGCTTAACAGATACTTGACCTTCAAATTTAACCTTAGTCCCGTCTGGATATGTTTGCTCAAAGTAGAGTTTTTTCTTGTCATCCGCTGCCTTACGCAATACACGATAAGGAGCAGTTGCGCTTGAATTATTATAAGAGAACTTGTACTCAAGTTCTCCTACGTCCCCAATACCAAACTCGTACTTCTTAACTTTATCTTCAAGAGTAGTATTTTCTACTTTTTCGAGTTCAATACCAAACTCTGGCACTTCTTTCAATCCAACAAGTTTAGTATAAGTTTCTTTAGATTCGCCATAAGATAGCGTAATTCCATTTGCTAACATGTTTAATTCTCCATTCTAAATTGAAAAACAAGCTCTGAGTCTAAATCAACGACACCTTCAAAACGCATGACCTTATGTCTCAAATGAGACGGGTCTGGCACGTCTTGGCAGTCGGTTCTTCGCAAACCTAAAGACTCAAAAATCTGATTGATTTTAACAGCTAACTCACTAGTGCTGGTATCATCAAAGATATCCACCTTGTAGCGGATAGAGGATTTTTGTTCCTGGTCATCAAACCAATCACCCGGCTTGTTTTGTTCTTCTAAAAAAATAACGACTGGGAAAGTCTCCCAATCGCTAGGATAAGTATCAGTCACATTATCTGCGACCTTTTGCAATTCTTTATAAATAACAGGCTTGATATTAATCATTTTATTTGTTCTCTTATCTTTCTACGGACATAATTCGAAATATTCTTAGACACACGCTCTTGATTGTCTCTCAAAGCTGGATAAAGATAAGGCTGGGCAGGTTGACCATACATCTTGTAGAACTCCCCAATCTTTTGAAAGTGGTAAGGTCCTACATTAATTTGGTCTTCATGCACATACCAAGGATTAGACTTGTAAGTCACGCTGACCTCTGGAGAGATACCCGAATGGTTAGCTTGTCCTATTGGTCCTGTTCCAAACTCAACGTAAGGAGCGTATTTTAGGTTGGTGTAAACCTCGCCTATAGCCTTATCTCCGTCCATTTTTGCCCTAGTTTTGATACTAGTTATAAGCTCTCCATCTCTCGCTGGTGCGAGTCTTCTTGCATCTGCTTGGACAACCTTTATAGTAGCATTGTGTACCGCACGTAAGACGATATCCTCGCCAGTTTTTTTACTAGCCAATCGTCTACATTTAGCTATAAGCCTATCTGCCCCTAGTAGCTCTGACACGCTCTAACTCCAAAACTTGATGATGTGTGTAGACCCTTTTAGAAATGACCTTATGAGTCACTTCTGTCTGGCTATCGATACACACACCATCTTTCACTTTGATAGTAGCTGATTTGTTGGCATTGGCATTCAAAATATCATTGACACGCTCACCATACAATTCAGATTGCAACTTGCTACTAGCTGGCCACAATTCAAGACGGACTGTCTCAGCTTCCTTGGCATACCCTTCTTTTGCGACACCTTCCTCTGTGACAGTCTTTTCAAACCGTCGCATCGGATAAGGTTTCAGTCTACTCTGCTTCAAAAACATGGCCTGCCACCCTTGCTAATCTGTGCATGCGTATACGCTGTAAAAGGCCCGTAGACAGGCCGTTTTCTCCGTAGACTACTGCTATACCACCTTCGGTCCTTGAATGCTCTCCTTCCGCTCCTGAGCGGTTGTGGAGCTCGATAGCAACCTCAGGTATCAAAAGACTTAAAGCAGGTGTCAAAGATGTGCGATTAGTCTCTGACAAGATAAGATTTGTAGCCCTCGTTTGGAGCAACATGAGAAGCTGAGTATCTTCTTCGCCTGTCATTTTCTTCAGCAACTCTATAGACATATCAATCCTCTTCTAAGAACTCAGGTTCAGGGAGGATTTTCTCAAGAACATCTGAGATAGCGACACCGTTGCTGGCAATATTGTCAGCCAGCTCAGCATAGCGCTCCTCAGTAATCTCAAGTTCCCCTCCTGCCAGTCGTTTCACATTTGATTCCCAATCATAGAAATCTCGTTTGATTTTAAATTTCACTTTTTAAATCCTCCAGCACCTCTACAATTTCGGCTTTTGATAACTTATAGGCGCCAGCTATGCCAGCTTCTTTGGCTAGATTCTTCAACTCTTCTAGAGTCTTATTCTCTAAATCAGAATACTGGCTAACCTGCTCCTCTTGGATATAATGACGTCGTAGCAATAAGCTCATGCCGTCACCCCTCACCGAATTTTACAACTCGTGTAGGGTCGTAAAGGTAAACACCATAGTGTTCATCACCAGTGATAACCGTTGTCTTTTTAAGGATGTCACGGTCTGTTTCGATAGCCACATCACGTTTTAGCATGATAACAAACGCACCATATTTGTTGGCATCGTCTGTCTGAGTTTGGCTAGGAGAGACTTTGACGATAAATCCTTTACCTTCATCAACTTTTTTAGAACGGACGATTTGCACACCGGCAACTTCACCGAACGTTCCGGATACAACCATATCTGCACCAAGCTCTGAACCTTTAGTCCATTCTTTTGCTACGTCAGTTTTTAGCTTGATAGCATCTTTAGGGTTGATGATAGCAACATATTGCGCATCTTCTTCGTCCTCAAAAATCTCAAGAGCTTTATCAATTGCTGCAAGAGTTGTAGGAGTTTCTGTAATATGTTGTGTTGCAGTTTTAGCTACTGCGACCAAATCATCATCAATCTTGTTAGCAATAGCCAAACCAAGCTGATAAGTAGCTTGACCTAGTGGGTCGCCAAGACCTGACAAAAGAGCTTCATCGGTAATTTCATAACCTTTAGCAGCCTTTTTGATGGTCATAGTGGTCTTTTTAGTAGTCAATTGGTCTGGAGAAATAGCTTGACCTTCTCCAACCTCTGTCGCATCTCCTGCGTACTCCCAAGCTGGAACTGTCAAAGCGTTCCCTGGTTGTCCTTGGAGCGCTGTTTCCACATAAGCAAGCGGAGTGAATTTAATCAATTTAGGTAGTTTAGCGGAAACCATGTCCGCCATCACTTCTGGGTTAACCATAGTGGCTAATTTAGTTTGTCCTGCTGTCATTTATTTTAACCTTTCAATTTCTTATAGAGTTCTGGGTTCTTTTGATAGAGTTCATTTCGACTCTGATACCCCATACGAGCAAATTCTTCTTTTGTGATACCGTCACTATCGACTGGCGCTTGCTTCATTGGAGCTCCGCCTTTTAGCTTTTCTTGTACGCCTTTTTGCACGGCTTGCTCCCATGATTTCTGCAATACAGCGACAGACTGTGATACCGTCTCTGCGCTTGTCAAATCGACTACATTTACTAACTCAACAGGTAAGTCACGTTCACTTAGCATTGCTTTAGCTTCTGCGGTCAATTCCTTACGAGCAATAGCCTTTTCACGGTCAGCTAGTTCTTGCTCACGCTGATCCAACTGATATTTCTGTTTTTCATCAGCGTTCATCTTAGCAAGCTTCTTAGCTTCGTTTTCCTTGGCTTCTTGCTCAGCTTCCCATTTAGAGCGCTCGGCAGATAGCATCTTACCGATTTCAGCACGAGTGAAAGTTCGTTCGTGCTTTTCTTCCTGCACTGTATCAACATTTTCTTGAGTGTCGACAGTCTCAGTTGATTCAGTAGATACAGTTGCATTGATTTCTTCTGACATAATTGTCCTCCAGCGATTACGTCGCCACTCGATAGTCTCGCTTTACGTCCGGCGACGGAACAGCACAGCTTTTATTGTCATCGGTACAGTTTGGACAATATAAAAACCGTACGGGATTCCATACGGTTAGGGCATAGGAAAACCGCATCAAATATGACACGGTTTATAGCAATTTACAGTAATTTATAGCAGTCTATTCCTGCAAGTCAAGATGTTGGATCACCTCCTAATCTTTAATGGCACGATTTGAAACTTTGGCGTAAACATCCACATAAGTCTCATTCTTATCTCCGTTATGCGTAATTTCTGCATAATCTCCACAAGGTTCGCTTGATGTAATTGCGTTCGTACTAACAAGAGCTTTCCAGTTTTGCAGGGTCTTGCTAAACCAAACTACAAAGCAGTCTTCTTCTTTGATTTCACGACCTGCCAAGCGTGAAAATTCTTGCGATGCCAATTGTTTTGCTTTTTTTAACATTTTACTCCTCCGTTTTTTCGTATGTTTCTGCAAAAATATCCAGCTTGCATGGATAATATTCTCCTTGCACGCCTTTGATAATGTAGTCACCTTCTGTTGCAATCATCGTTCCTTCAAGTGTTTCTATTTTTAAAATTGGATTATCTAGGTCAGCATAATCAACACGAACTGGATATAATCCTAATTCTGATAATTTTAAAATTGATTCTTCAGTATCTACGAACTGAACTGCATCAACCACAACAGGCCTCTTTCTGTATTTCATTTCTTCAGTCCTTTCTTTATGCCATCAATTATCTCGCTAACTAACGCTAAAATAATAAAGGTTAAAAACAAAAATACCAACCACCCAAAAGTGATTGATACCAAATCCCAAATAAACATGTTTTCACTCCTTTTAATGTCACAATCAATCAACTTCATACGATAATGAATGAATGTCGGTTAATATTTTAGGTAGTAACTCAATCGCGCTGAACGTATCCGCCCCATAAATATTTAACTCTAATTTCACTGTCGCTGAGTCATTTTCGCCTGTTCCTGAAAATTCTACGTTAGTTATCCCAATTCTTGCTGTGTCCATTTTCAATCCTTTCTGAGTACAAAAAAAGCACTTAGATTTCTCTAGGTGCTTAAGTAATGAATTGCATTTTTATATTTTTTAACACGCTCGTAGTCTGTATTGGTAACAGATTTCAAACGTGATAAATCTGAGTTGTGTTTCAAATCTGCAAGTTTTACAACTCTTGCTAAATTATTTGATTTTACTTTCCCAAGATATTCTTGATAACTTTGACCTTTTTTCTTTGTCAAAATTTGTACCGCTGTAACAACTTCATTTGACAAACCAGACGCCAATAAATCGGCAGCAGTTATATCGCTATCCTCAATCACATCATGTAAAAGAGCGACAGCTTTTTCTTGTTCAGTTTTGACTTGACTGGCCACATAGAGAGGATGCTGTATGTAATCAACATCCGCTTTATCTACCTGCCCTGCATGTGCTTTTTTAGCGATAGCCAAGGCAATATCAATCATGCCGCTACCATCCTGTCAATATAAGTAAATGCATCATTTTCTGAAATTTCTTCAAAATCCGTAAAGTCATTAAAAAAGATTTTATTAAACCAATCCATGCTATTAACCCACTTTTTTTCAATGTCAAAAACTTGCATGACACCATCAATCAAACGAAGTACTTGAGCATTGTTCGTCGTTGTGCGGTAGTATTTAATATCTTTCATATCACTTCACCCTCTCTATATTTTTAGGAATCTCAAGCCCATTGCTTAAATCAAGCATTTCCTTAAATAATTTCATGCGTTCTAGATCAGATGTATTCGTATCACGATACTTCTCATAGAGTTCATGTAATGAACCATTTTTTAAGTCGAAACTTTCCTGAGTATGATACTGCATTTCAAAGTTGATACCATCTTTTTCAACGACTGTATTCACACCTTTGTATGGTCCATCTACTAGCCAAGTGTTTTTTACTTTTACAATTTTATAACCTTCTGCGATAAGCTTCTGTTTCATCTTCAAATACTCTTCTGTAAAAGTATCGGAATCGAAAATAGTTGTGTACCTTAAGGCGTCATTAATCTTACTCACGGCTTTTGACAAACTTATATTTTCAACTAGGCTATCTGCAATAATTTTACGTGATAATGACTCAACTGTTTTCTTCCTAAATTCAAGACCTGCCAATTTGTTTTCTCCTGCGATACGTTGCATATCACTTGTAATTTTTGGCTCAACTCCTGAAATTTTGGACAATAGTTGTTCGCTATAAAATTTCGCCTTGGCTTCTCTTGTATCTTGATTATACACCTTTTCCCCGTCTTTCGCAACATACTTGCTATACCACTCTTTATAAGTCATATCGGCAGGCACGTACTCAACTTTACCTGTCTCTGGATTCCTTGCTCTGCGCTTCAACTTGCTGTAGTCTGCGTCCTCATCGTATCCGACAGTAGTAGACCTACACCAAGGGTGCATAGGCGGACAATTGACACCAGGGACAGCCTTATCCCTATCATAGACCTGATTGTCATGCTCCTGACAAATGCGTGATGTACGCTTGTCTAAGACGGCCACAAAGATATACTTCTCTATATCCGCTTCCTCATAGTTGAGTAGCTCCATTTGGTTATGAAAAAAGGCTGATTCTGTCCGAACCAAACGCCTTGCATCGTTCTGCCCCACATTGAACCGCTCAGCAATTGCTTGTGCAGTTTCTCGTGTATCTCGGCCTGTCATAAGGCTTATGAGTAATTCATCTTTTATGCTTGATGTAAGCTTCCCTGTATTCTTCCAGATGTTTGTTGAGTACGTACTTCCATCTCCTACCCAACTGAAAGACTGTAGATGTTTAATCTCGCTCTCAGGAAGCCCAGAAAAGCCGTATGCTAGTCCTGTCTGCTGCTGCAGGTCAAAGGTAGCCTTGTAGTAACTATCCTTCATCAGGTCGCTATAAAAGGCGTCTGAGCCTGTCTTTTCTGAATGATAGATAGATTCACGCATACGGTCTAAATCATCACTCAAACGTTCTAGACGCTTCATACGGAAAGAATAAGCCGGACTATCTAAGTCAGCCAGTAGTCTTTGAATATTTGGATCATTCGGTCTTGCTTCAAGCACCTTACGAAGTTCATTCAAGTCTTTCTTGTCTTTCATGTTCTTCAAGACTTGTCTAGCATCTACCTGACTTAAACCATAATCACGTTGGAACTTATCAAAAATCTTATTGATTTCCTTATCCAAGTAAGTCTTGGCTTCCTGATAGACCTTATCGAACTGGTCTGCCTGCTTTTCGGCCTTGTCCATCTGCTGGTAAATCAGATTGGCTTTCCTCTTCGCCCAATACTCCTGATTCTTCATCCTCTACCTCGTCTTCGGGTTTCGTGTTGTCTTTGTTGAACATCGGCATGTCTTCCATGTTCTTCTTTTTCTCTTCTTCCAAGGCTTCCAGCTCAGCGTCAGGGTCTTCCACAAACGGCAAGAGAGAAATAAGCTGTCTATTGGTCACTTTGCCTTCCAAATTGTTCACAATCTGAGAGATTTCTAACAAGTTCTTAGGCAAACCACGACTGAATTGTGGAACGATTGAATGAGACTCTAAAGCAATCTGCTTCATGCCTAAGTAATGAGCAAAAATCGCAATACGCTGACGCAATCCTCGCTTATAGTTCGCTTCCTTGGTCTTAGTAATCATCTCAAGGCCCATCAGCTTAAATTCCATGGCTACGCCTGATGTATTCCCTGCGAAATTCTCATCAGTCAAATTAGGCACATGGCTAAATGTGTAGATGTCCTCTTTAAGAGCTGTACGCAAGATTTCAGTAGCACTTTCGTCCAGCGTATTCTTCAAGAACTCAGCCCTTGCACTATCGCCCGGCAATTCCAAAAGACCTTCTTCAGAAAGAATCTTCATTGCTACCTTAGCGTCTTCTGGAGTGTCTGCTAACTGCGTGCCATACAAGACAAGGATAGACTCTACAGCCTGTTCCTTATCATTGACACGATTCCCCATCAAGGAATTATAAGCGTCTATCAAGCTAATTTGTTGCTCATAGTCACCAATTGCAAAGTGATTGTTGCGATATTCGATAATTGGGATTTGACCAAGGTTGTGAGGTGTTGCCTCCTCGCTCTGAGTTGTTCCTGAATCTGTACTTCTCAGCACCATGTGATAGTGCAGATTTTCGGTAAAGACCTCAGCCTGGTACTTGGTAGTGTCTTTCGTATCGTCTTTTACTTCATAGTAATAGACCGCAAACAAAGGCTTCCGCTCAATACTATCATCGTAGACCATGAAAGTATTCTCCGGATCAATACTAGTTGAATCCAACTCAGTCATACCCTCTTTAGCATAGATGTACTCGTAAGCACGACCATAGATAGCCATGTTCAAAGCATTCTGAGCATCTACTTGGTCAATCTCAGCACCATCAAAGGCTGTAAGTAGTTCATCGATATCACCGTCAGCAGTATTGTTATACTTGATAGGATTGCCCATAAAATAGCCCGTAGCCGTGTCTGCGATATCCTTGGCATGATTGGCTACCGTCTTGTAATTAGGTGCGTTCACGTTGCGTCTCGTGTGTTCTAAGATAGCATGCTCACCCAAATAGTAGCTTTTAAGCTTCTTCAAATGCGAGCCTTCAGTGCTATGCATCGTTATCAATTTGTAAATCAGGTCTTTCTTCAAAGAACCCTCATCATATCCATCCCGTGGATAGGTTAAATATTGGTACATGTCTTTCCTCTCTATAGACCATAATCAGAACGTCTGCGGACGGTTGCTTTTCCACCTTCGATACATTGAAGGCTGTAACGCAAAGCGTCCATCAAGTGGTTGTTTTTATCCTCTGGTTTATTCAACCAGTTGCCTTCTTTATCTCGCTGGTAGCAGTAACTATAAAATTCATCCATGATGTTTTTACAATCTGGATGCACATAAATAGTGTATCCTTGCAATTTAGATACGCCTGCCATAATACTATCCTTACCTTTCCGACTCTCTTTTATTCTAGATATGCCATGTTCTGACCTGAGCTCTTCAATCAGCCGTGACTCTGCGCTATCAGCAATGATTTGTGAGCGATGATAACCTTTGTCCTTTATCATCTTCGCAACTTCTTTGGTTATCAATCCGACTTTATACGCCTCATCAAAGACATAAATCTCTTTCGTCGTGTCATTTATCAACGAACAACACAAAGCGGTTGGATCGTGAGTAAAACCAAAGTCAAGACCGATACATAACTTATTAGCTGAATCTCGTAGCAATTCATCCTTATCGAAATCCTTGACGGTCACGTTCTCATAGATTAAACCTTCAGCAACTCCCCATTCACCATCACAAACGATTCTCGCACGCCTTGGATTTGTGTGATACAAGTCCTCATAGCGCTTAATATCGACTTCATCAAGCCACTCATTGCATTTGTAAGTGGTTGTAGTAGCGAATGTATCAGCTCGGCTAGTCTCTTCATCAAAGAACACACGTTTGAGCCAGTGCCTCTCATTCCACGGGTTAAATGTGACTGTGATTTGTTTAAAGAAATCAGGTACATCTAAGCTACCACGGATTGACTCAACTACTGTACTGAACTTGTCTTCAGTCTCAATTTGATATGCTTCCTCAAACCATGCCCAACAAAGACTGCCGACATCGACCGTGATAGATGTGATTTTGAGTTCATCATCCAAACCACGGAATAGGATTTTTTGACCAGTCGCTTTTATGGTTATTTCAGGCAAAGATTCATTGAATTTAAACAAATGAGTCACACCCAACACATTACACGCCCATTTAAAATCCGTATAAGTTGATTGCTTGTTGGTATTCGAGTATCTACGAATAACAAGCAAGTTGGCCCAGGGATACTTCAAAAGACGGATAACATAATTCAAAGCGGTTGTCTTGGACTTCTTCGAACCACGGGAACCTTTTACAACACGATAAAGATTTCTTGAGCGCCAGAACTGTCCGTACCCAGCTCCTACTGTCTTAGGTAGGTCAACAACAATATCGTTCTGTTTAATCTGGTATGTCTGACTCATTTGCAAACACCACCGTTCCAGAAACGTCAGCTTCTACTTTGTCGGTGAATAACTTGAGATACTTACCTAACAATTCAAGAGCCTTTATCTGCTCGTCAATAGGCGCCGTACCTTCGTATTCAATGTACTTTATAACTTCTCCCGTGATTTTATCTGTCTGTTTACTATATCCAACAATTGGACGACCAAAGGCAATATCGATAAGACGATCTATAATGTCATTAGCTTTCAACCCCGATGCATCTAGTCGTTCTTTAGTTTTGATTTTGATGTAGTTTAAAATCTCACCTTTTCTAACCCATGCACTACCTTTGTTAGCGGCATTAGCTTCGCCAGATGTTGGATATATTTTCAAATAAGCCTGTGTTGCATTATTGCCATTAGCGATGTACTCATCTGCAAAATTGCGTTCACGGCTATTTAAACCAAACTCATCAACTTGTTCTCTGCTTCTTTTATTCCTGTTCTTCTTTACAATTTTCCATCACCACCTTTCAAACAATCAAAAAAAGCCACACGATGTGCGACCTTTTAAAGACCTCTCTCTGCGAATTAAAATCGCAATTGGAACGACAGGATTCGAACCTGCCTACGTTTCAATTCCCTAAACAGGACTTAATCCGTCTACCATGTATCCATTAACTAGCATGAGACTACTGCTTTAAACGAGTGACTTTTGATAACTTATAGTTTATTATCTTGTCCACAAATATTCCTACTTGTATCACTCATGCACGATTGGTTAGACCAATCACTCCTCACATCGCAAACTACTAAGCCATTTTTCAATTAACGAAGACTCCGCTAAAAGTCTAAGCTGCTTTACTCTTTGACTTTACTCTCATCCTTGCGAGACTTGAGCAGGCAATCTAATTGCCGAAGTGCACTTTCGTTTACGACGGGCGATGACTTTTGCTTTTTTGAGTTTTTTCTATCTTGAATAGCCTTAAAATATAAAAATCATCTTTCATCTATCACAGACACGCATCGCCATGTGTTTCATTCTCTTTTGAAGAACAAAATGCACAGCGCCTGCTTGTTATCGATTGTTTTGCGGACAATCGACTCATCTTACATACTTTTGGGAGGCACCCAATTTTTGTAAGATATGGTATCAAGCTCTTGTTGCACCTCGAACCAAATACCTCTTTCCTCTTATAGACTCGTTTCACAGCCAAACAGCCACATTTGCATTTCCTCAGCACCTTGCCGTTGGAATCTTCCTGCTTTAACTTCGCCTACCTATTCCAAAACTGAAATAGTTAAGATTACATTGCTTAGATTGACCATTGCTGGCAGGATGTTTGATAGATTTAAAAACATCCTTTTCCTGAGTTACCACAGATTATCTAGGCTAAGCCCTAAAAGTGCAAGGCGACTACAACCTTGCGTGCGTATTAAATTTTGACTTCTTTTTTATTTTTTGTAGTCTTTAAAACCTCTGAGGGAATCAAACCCTCTAGCTTATAACTTATCCGGAATATAATTAGCTACGCAATCATGCGAGGTCCAGTCGCTTCCGCAACCATTTTTAAGTTAATGAGTGATAGGAGTTAATGAGTGATATATGAATGCTAAGCCTACTGCCTACCCCATTCTGGGACACAAACACTCAAAGGAGAGTGTGGGATTTGAACCCACGGACCGCACATAGGCGATCACCCGTCTAGCAAACGGGCGCATTCAACCTGACTCTGCCAACTCTCCATGTCAGGGAAGGCTCACTGCCTTACCCTTAATTCTTGATGATACTATAATAGCACGATTGTTAGACCAGTGCGCTTCAACCTAGTTCACATTAGTTCGCTTTTATCAACTACAACACCCAATTCACAGATTGCATCTTTCTTCTTTTTGTAAAAAGTGGTCTTGCTGCATCGTAAAAATTCAATCATATCATACACGTTTGCTTTCTGAATATACACCATCCTTAGAATTGTTCGACTTGCAGGCTTAGGCATTTTATCAATCAATTTACTGAGCTCAATTCTGCGCTGGATAGCTTCAGCAGTTGCTTGCTTTATGTACTCTTTCAAGGGATCTTGCATGCTAAAAATATCGATGTAACGTTCATCTAATCGAACCTTCTGACCACCTTGAACCTTATCCATTCTCATTTTAGGACTAGAAAGCAAACTAGCTTCAAGATTAGCAAGCTCGTCTATTCGACTCTGTATCTCTTCATCCAAATTCTGTAGTTCATCAAGTAACTCTTTAGCCTTCACTCTCTATCTCCTTTGTGATATAATAATAGTGTTTGAAATTATTGCTGAGACAGAGAGTGTCTTGGCTTTTTTTAATGCTTAAATTCGTTGACCAGGTCCCGGATAAAGAACTTCCAATCAGATTCCCTAAACGTCAAAAAACGATCTGTAGTAAAATTTCTAAGTCTTCTATAGAAAAGCATTTTTAGTTGGATTGACTCACCAACACTCAGTAAGGTTCCAGGGAAGAGATATACTGAATGCACTCTATTTCCATACCCAGAAATATCTAAATGTATTATCGTTTCTGGATATATGCGCCCTGTACTAGCTTCAACTTCGAGCTCAACTTTGACCTCTTCCACAATTGGAACTTCGTTTAAAATTGGTCGTGCAGGAAATAATGGCGACGAGACTTTTTGCCTTTTTCCTGAATATGGGTATCTTTTAGGTTTCATTGTTTATCCCCTTCTTTATTCTCTAAAACGGCATCTTGTATAAAAGTATTACCGATTTTATAGTGCTTGTATTCCTCAACTGTTACTTCAAATGTTTCTTCAACTTGCTTATTACCTGCATATCCTGAAACGACCAGGATGTATTTTCTTTTGGTTCTGGTTGGCACAAGTACCGAACTTTTACCATTCATAACAGGTATGAACGTTGTGTGAGGTTCATCAATGTACTTATCTACCACTGTCCCACTCGAAATCTGGTGACATGCTACAAGTAAGGATGCGAATAAAACAATACATAGGATTTTAAAATATCTCACTCGTTGACCTCCAAAAGTTCTGGGTTTTCGTAGATGTTGCCGATGATTTCATAATTCTTGCGAATATCTTCATAGTCCATAGCTTGAAACGATTCATCATCGTCATAACTAGAGTTAAGGTGAAACCCGATATTTTTTATTTTATATCCAAAATCTTCCTCATAAATCCACTTACCAAATTTGACTACACTGGGCATTCCACTATTCCTAGAAATCACATCCCCCTCGAAAATCTCCACCATGTTCTTATCTTTGAGTCCTGTTGATTGCATGAGATGAATGTCATTGTTCACAATCCATTCACCAGCAACAGAATCCTCATCAATAATCCAGATATCGCCATTTCCAACCATCACTTCGTTTGGTTGATACATGCGACTTAACGAGCCGCCATCATACGCTCTAAATTTCGGTATCATGCCAAATCCTCCTTATCTAAAATCCATGCAATATAGACACAAATCAGAGCAAGCATAATGGAATCCGCCAAATTCCCTCTCACTCCACCTAAGATAATAATTTCAAGTATCTTCCAGAGATAGTCCAATATAATAAAATGGACAAGTTGGGTCAAGAAGAAGTTATACTTCCCATTAAATCGAAATTTCATAACATCACCTCATCCCCGACCTTAACTTTATCCCACTGTTCCTTCGTAACCACAAACACACCGTAGTCACGAATCGTAAGCGTGTATAGCTTGCCATGCCGTCCTTTCTCGACGACCTTATCAAATATCTCAGCGCCTGCATTATCCGCCTTGTAGATAACCATCGGCTTCTTCTCTTCCAAATCTCGAATCCTGTCCATCTGCCAGATGTTTAATCCAGCAGATAGTAAAATCCAGATAGCTATAAATCGTTTCAATCTGTGACCTCCTCAATCTCAACACCTTCACAATCAAACACCCAGCCGAGCTTTGCTTCTTCTAGTTCTTTACGGGTGTGGGAATATATAACATCGTCTAAACTAAAGCTTTTTGTAAAGAAATACCTTTTCAAAAGTTCTCCATAAACCAACATATTTTCTTTAATATTCCCTTTAATCTTAACAAAATACCGCTTCTCTTCCTCGACCTCGTAGCCGTCAAGCCAAGCTCGAGCGAATGTTTCCATGTTATTTTTTTGTATAAAGCCACTGATCCACTTGTTTGTTAATGAGTGACGAATTCATGGCATCTTGTAAATCACGTCCAATTTCTTTTGAGTGTTCGATATGTTCCGCCACAAACTGCGGTACTACGACTTTAATTTTGGATTTATCAACGATGTCGTCTGTAATATAAATATTATTGTTGGGTACATTGAGAGTTTGCCCGTATTCCAATCTAACAACATTTTCAACGCACTTGTTCTCATCCACATCAAAACCGACTATTTTCCCTTTCAAGAGAACTTCATCCCCTATAAAAAAGTTAAAGCGTGGTGTTTCAATTAGATCTTTATTCATTTTCCACCTCCTCTATATCAAACACTAATCTATAATGCCCTTTCTCCTCACTTAAGCCACCATAAACAAAGGATAACTTTTTGATAACCTTATGATTATCATCTGTCCAAATACCTGCATCAGTCATGCCATCAATGATAGCCTTGACTGTCGGATACAAGTTAGGTGGATCTAATTTAGACTTAGTAGGGCTGTAAATTGTAACTGTAACCTCACAAGGGTTAGAGGGGCTAAAAGCAGCCCTCCCTTTATCCTTGTTCATTGATGTATGCCAATAAGCAAAAGCTCTAATGCGCTTAGTAACTTTAGCCTTATCTGTTTGATGTTGTCTGTCATTACTATTGATAACCATGTTTAGAGATTTTAGCTTAGTATTCCGAGGCAAAGAAAACTCAAATTTCATTTTGATTACCTTAAAACTCAATGTTTTCAATTTCTGCACGCTGTTCAAGGATCTTGAGATATGCACACATTGTATAGTGTTGAGTTTCAAGTAACTCAATAGGACATTTTAGTTTAAAATCAAGTGTTCCTACGTAATAGTTACTAATCATCAAACTTAACTTATTGGTTCGCTCTTTTAATTGTTTGTATTCTTCAATCATCCGTTGTTTGTAATCACTCATTTTAATTTCCACTTTCTTATGCTAATACTGTGATATGTTTTTGGTCTGCTAGTTGCTCTTTTAGATAGGCTGCAATGTTTCCTACTGCATCAGCTACCCAACGCTTACCATCTGCCTCAAATAAAGCCATATTGGCTTGCTTATCAATTCTAAAGACAAATAGGCTTGCCGGTTGCTCAACCTCGCTAAATGTACGATATGGGCGCAATGTAACCGGATTAGGTGCTTTGCCTTTAGCAAGGCTTGCCACCCCTGTTTTAACTGTTGCTACTTGAGATACTCCATTATCTTCAATTTCAGCCCCATTCTCAATTTTCAATGCGCTAGCAAATTCTAGCAATGTGCCACGATCGTTATCGTCAATAAAGTTTGATTGCAACATGATATTGAACTGTTCCGATGATAGGAAACGGCCAAAAGATAGCTCTGGAACGCGTGCCTTAACATCAACAAGCAATGTGCGATGTTCGATCTCATCATTTTCAGACCACACACAAACCTCATCGTTTTTCTCAACTGCTACAATCAAGCGTTGGTTTTTCAAATTGTTTAGGTCTGTTTTGAGATAGTCAACAAGGCTTGTCAAGGTTGATAGCTCCAGAGTTTTAGGATAGCGTTTAGGGTCAAGTTCTTTGAGGTTGAATTTGTTGGCATCATAATACTCTGTTCCATCTGCAGCTGTTAAAATTTCCAAACCATGCTCATTTAGTTCTACTGCGTATTCCAATGCTGATTTAAGATTTTCTGTTGTCATATTAGTTACCTACTTTCTTTTTGTTGAAATCAATAATATCTGATTTTGTTTCTGCTTGTTGTTCAATTTCTGCCACTGGTTGCCCAATATCCGTCAGAATTTCTCCGTTTTCATCAAAATACATTTGACCAGGTACTGTACTTTTCAGCTCGTTAGCATGTACTTGTCCTGTATCAAAATCACGCCCAATAAGAATTGTTGTAGCTACTCCATTTTGAGGCGCAAATTTTGATTTCACCTCCATGGTAGTATCAACAACTGTACGCTCTTCATTTGCTGACATTGTAAGTGTGATAGTCACTTTTCGTTTTGCTTTCGCATCTGTATTTAGGTCAAGGATGTTATCAAAGACTTTTTCAAGCTCTTTGTCTAGTTTCTCCTGTAATCCTCCATCTGCAATGTGGGTTAGATCTAACCCAATAAGTTTTTTATCCATATTGTCCTCCTGCTTTAAATTAAGCTAATTTGAAATAGCGCCATCAAATACTTTCATCTAAACACCTCCCCACCATCTGAGTACCATTTGTTTTTAAGTACATGACGTGCAATCTCACATTGCACTTGTGGTTTCTGATAATAATCCACTTTTGCCTTGTGCTTTTTGATAGCTTGCATAGTGTGAATTGTAACAATCGCTGCCCATGTGATAGACATCAAAGTTGTAAGTACCATAACGATTTCAATTTTTGTCATTTTCTGTTTCCTTTTCAAATTGGTTTAAATAGGGTTAATTTCCTCCTAACCCCTGTGCTATTGCAGAAATAACGTTTACTGTTACGCTATTGCCTGCTTGCTTGTATAATTGACTGTTAGAGTTGACCTCCTGCGCCTTATCAAAAGCCCAATCAGGAAAACCTTGTAACCTCCAGCATTCTCTAGGTGTCAGCTTTCTAATCCTAAAATCAGGCTCAACCACACCTTGACTCTCTCCAGTTAAGAGAGTATTTGCTATCTGCTTACCTACTCGCCCTCTGCGTGTTTTAGAGTTTGGATGCGATAGGTTTACACTATCTCCAATTTCAGCCTCTTGGTAGCCTTGCTTGGTTGCTTCTTTTACTCTGATTTTAGGTTCAAGATTTCCTCCTTGATACGCTCTGATTGTTGGTGAAATACCATCAATCTCATAAACAACGCCGCTTTGATTGTAGTTTGGTTGCAGAACACCAAACTGCTTTATTTCATTTTCAATTAAAACTTTTAACGGATCTTTTTGTGTCGTAGTACTACACAGGGTGGGAGCTAATGAGTCATTTGAGACGACATCACCACTTTGCGATTTCCCTTTTTTTCTAATATTTCCAACCTTGTTTATTTTTGGTTGTTCACAAGTAATCGCTGCACCATCTCCGCTGAGAGGAAATACCTTTCGTCCACTTCCTCCTCTAAGATGTCCGATAATGAACACACGTTCCCGATTTTGGGGGACTCCAAAATTTTTGCTGTTAAGCACTTGCCATTCCACATCATACCCCAGTTCATCCAACGCTGAGAGGATGACCTCAAAGGTATTTCCTCTGTCGTGGTTAAGGAGTCCCTTGACGTTTTCAAGGAATAGATATCTGGGTTTGAGAATAGATGCGAACCTTGCGATTTCAAAGAAGAGAGTTCCTCTTGTATCTTCAAATCCTCGTCTGTTTCCTGCAATGCTGAAAGCCTGGCACGGAAATCCTCCACAGATAACATCAACATGTCCGATTCCTCGAATAGTGTCATCTGATACTGTTGTGATGTCATGTAATTCAATTTCTCCTTTCGTATCGTGTATAGCTTTATAACTAGCTCTAGCGAATTTGTCTATTTCACAAAATCCTATACATTCATGCCCGGCTGATTCCATGCCGAACCTAAAACCTCCAATGCCAGCAAATAAGTCTAAGAATTTCATAACTTAACTAGAATATCCCCTTTCGCTAAAACGGTAAATCATCATTACTAATATCCAATGGATTTGTGGGTCTACCAAATGGATTGTTATCACGGGTGAAATCAGGAACTGGATTTGTTGTGTTCCCCTCAAAGAAAATGCCTTGTTGCCCGTAACTATTTCCATTTTGGAAAGAACTGCCTTGATTACTGTAGCCCTGCTGCTGATAACCGCCATGATGGTCTTGATGACCTTGATTATTGTGCTGACTGTTACGACTTTCCAACAGTTGAAAATTACTGGCAACAACTTCTGTGACATAAACACGTTGACCTTGCTGGTTATCATAGCTACGTGTTTGAATTACTCCTGTAACTCCGATAAGAGAGCCTTTTTTAGCCCAATTAGCAAGATTTTCAGCTAACTGTCTCCAGATAACGCAATTGATAAAATCAGCCTCACGCTCTCCAGCCTCGTTCTTAAATGGACGGTTTACAGCAAGAGTAAACGTAGCAACCGCAATATTAGATTGCGTGTATCTCAGTTCGGCATCTCTTGTAAGTCGCCCTACTAAAACAACGTTATTTATCATTTTGCACCTCCTCTACTTCTGATACCTTGATTTCATTTGAACCAAACTTTAATAAGTCGGTATATCGTTTCACAAACTCAATAGCGGCCACAAATGAATTTTCTGCATTGATTTCTGACCCCAAATCAAGATCTGCAATTTTACCGCTGACATAAAAACATCTCATAGGTCTGACTCCTTATTCTACTTAATCCTCCAAAGTTTCAAAACCGATAAAGTTATCCTCAAAATATTCTTGTGTATTTTCCCACTGTTCTAAACCACCGTGCAATTCAAGACGTACTAATTTGACCAAAGGCTCGCTAGGCTCAAATTTTGCCACCTCTCGCGCATTGTTTTGAGGTTCTGGTGTAATTGTACCCTGTTCCAAAATCTCGCCTGTTTCGGCATCGTAAGCCTTGATATTCGCATTAGCATTTTTCTTGGCCGATTGAGCAATTTCTTCAAGTCGTTCAGCTTTTGCTTTTTCTTGAGCCTCTTTCTGCTCTTTGCGTGCAATCTCAGCATCTCGGTCAGTTTTCATCATCTTGAGGATATCAACAAGACTCTTACCATCTTCAAAGTGTCTGATATAGCTGTCAGCTGGCAAATCGTACTCTTGAGCTTGCTCTTGGATAGCTTGCTTGTTGGCCTTGTATTCTTCCAGGGCATCAAATTCTGAAAGTACTAAGTCATCCATTTCATCAAGTATTGTCTTTTTCAGCTCATACTTGCCTGTTTTAAAATATTTCTTGAGGCTGTACTCATTGTATTTGTCAGCGAATGTGGATTTTTCAATCCCTGCGACCATACACTTATCCTCAAATGTAGCACGCACGACATCCACGCGCATCAATCGTTCATGTTCATCAATCGCATTAAGTCCTGCTGACATAGCATCTGTCACTGCCTCAATAGGCTTGATGACTTTTTCTTTGACCCACTTATCAAAGTCTTTTGCCGGCTCGTTGATTTGTCGGTTAAAATCTTTGCGTTGAGTGTCTAAGCTCCCAATCAGCTTATTAAAGCGGGTTCGCTCTTCATAAACTTCTTTGTAATTATCAACAGTAACCTCGCGACCGCTATACTGTGCAATGGCTGTGGCTACTCGTGCCTCGATCGCCTCACGGTCAACATTAATTACTGCTGGTTGGAAATCCACCTTGATTTCTGTCAAGCTATTAGTTACATCTTTTACCACGTCTTTGTTCTCCTAGTCTGTGTAAATTTTGATTTTACTACCTGATGATGAATGCCCAAAACATAAATTGCCATTATCACAAATTAAGGCAAGTTCTGTTTTTGATAAATTAGGGGTATTCTTATAAATTTCATAAAGTGAATTCCCGTAACTGCCACCAACTCGACCATATACAACATCAACAATTCCTTGTTCTTGTTCATTCATTTTGTCGTAATTCCACTTATCCTTGATGATATATTTCTCTTTTAACTCTTTTAGAGCTGAAAGATTAGATTTCTGTTTTTGGCTTTCGTTTTCTGTGAAAGCCCATGGCGAATAAATTTTATTTTCTGTCATGTCTTATACTCCTTGTTTTTCGTATGCTTTTTGAATTTGTTTAGTGAGATAGTCCATCACTATGTTATAGCCATCAACTGGCACTTTGTGGAAATCGTCTATTTGATACTTGCTCAATACAAAATTTGCAACTGTATCAAATGGCGCTCCCTTAATCGTCGCAATTTCTTCAACGTTCTTGATGATTTCTTGATACTGAATGTTGTCAATATACCTTACTTGATTTTGTCCTTGGGCTTGCTGGTTGTTTGGTTTCTGTTGCTGATTATTCTGTCCTTGCTCTTGGCTTTCTTCTACTGGATACTCATCAACATCCTCACCTCCAATGGCAAATAAACCTTGTAAAGCATATTTTCTAGCATAAGAACCAACCGCACCTGTCCATTGTGGATCTTGCATCTGTTTCACATCCCCTTTTTGTGTGTGAAAAATTGGTACATCTTCTTCTCTAGCCCATCCAATAGCTTTTTCAATCGTGCCATCACTTTCTCTTTTAGCAACAGCTACCGCTTTATAATACAGTTTGTCACCTTTTTGAATGATGTCATCTTCTGGAAATGATACACTCCAACCGCTATCCAAAGACTTAAATTTATTATTTATGTCCTCTGCGGTTCTAAACGGATATTTCACTCCCTGTTTCGTTTGTTTTTCGATTTGCATTTTTCGCTGTAATTCTGCAAATGTTAAATCAGCCATATTATCTATCCTCCAAGTCTACTAAAAGGCACATCCCATGAATAGTTAGTAAAGTTTTCGTTTACAATATTCTTGATGATTTCACCTTTTGAAATTTCAATTTCCTGTGTAAATTCCATACCCATTTCAAAAGTGAAAATTTTAATATCAACATCAAACTTACTAGAAATAAACGCACGTCTTGTACCGTTTATATAAAAATAATCATACTCGTTTTTAAATATTAGTAGAGTGCCATCGTATTCTTCTTCAAGCGTTGCGCCTTTATTTCCTAATAGCATTTCTTTTAAAGCTGATGCAACGTTTTCGCGTCTGCCTCTTAATTTAAGAGTCCCCTCTGCCCAATTTGGCATATTTCTTTCCTCCTTTAAAAACATTGAGTAATTTTTTGTAAATGGTATTTGTCATTTTCCTCCTCCAAAGACATTAGTTTCTCTAATTTCAATTTTTGAAATCTTAGCTGGAATTTTCAAGGCATCAAATATTGAGACAATTATCTGTAATTCTTTATCAGATAAATCATTAACGGATTTTATTAGACCATTAAATCTAAACACCACTTCACTATCTCTATCTATTGTTTGATAGGTTAATTTAGAGGGAATTCGATTCTTTCCACTCTCGATTTTTTCAATTTCTTGTCTTAAAATCATAGACCCCTTAGTTAAACTGGCGTTACTTTTTATACTAAGTGTACTCTTTCTCTGTTTATCGATAACGTCATAAATATATGAATTTGACTTCCCTATGATATTAGAAATTTTTTCATACGTCGCACCTGTCAGGCGTTGATATTGATTTACATTATCAATAAATTCTTTATAAATTTTTGGATTTACTGGGGTTGAATGTCTATTTTTTTTAATAGGGGTATCCTGTGTAAAGAGATCAGAAACACTCACATTCATTGCGGTAGCGATTTTTTTCATTGTTTCGTATTGGATATTGAGGATGTCTAAATTTTCAATCCCCCTCAGACTAGATGTCTCTATACCAACTTTTGATGCTAATTCATCTAATGATAAACCTTTTGAATTTCTAATAGATTTAACTTTTAAGCCATCAAATTTTCTCATTATTTTTACCTGTGGATAAATTCCTCTTTCTATTATTCTTATAACTACTAGATTGTTATTTATTAGTAGTTGTTATTCTGCTATCGTGTCATCTTAACGGTTTTAGCCATTTCTTTCTTCCATGGTTGACTGCCTCGATATTGCAAGTATTCATAGAAACCTTTAATCGTTACAAGTTGTCCACTATCCAAAAGATGTTTTTGCTGACTAGGGAGTTTTTTCATTTCTCTTCTTCGCTCTCCTGCTTGTCGTTTTGAACATCCAAAGATACGTTTTAACTCTTCATCGTTTGCAGAAATCTTCTCGATGATCACATCTTTAATTCTCACGATTTGAACTGTTTCCATTTTTCCCCTTTCATGCTATAATTAAGTTAGATTTTTTTAGAAAGTGTCTGAGTTTCTCAGATACTTTTTTGTGTACTCTCTTTTATTTATTAAGAGTAGTACTTGTTGTTAGTTAGTATTTATTGTTATTTAATACTTGTTGTTAATTAGTATTTATTAGTGCCCAAAATCTGACATCTCACTTTCTGACATCTCACTTTCTGACATCTCACTTTTTGGAATGTCAGAATTATAATTCATAGACGCCCTTTTGATAGATAGGTTCAATCTCTGTTTCATAATATCGAATTGGAAATCAGATATTTTTACATCTGAAAAGAATCTGAATATATGACTCCCTCCATTTCCAGGAGGTTTTTTTCTGATTTTTCGTAAATATCCAGCCTCTTCAAAGATTTTGAAATACTTATCGATTGTCTTTCGGTTAACACCTTTTCTTTTAGCTATCTCATCCGGATAGACTTGCCAATTTGGGTGATTAGCCAGCACCACCATCATGATGCCAACCGCTGTAAAATCCAGCGCAGGATCGTTGATAAAACTATTACTAACAGCAGTATAATTTTCAGTCGCATTCTTGAAAGATAAATTGACAATCTAAATTTTTAAAGTCTGTCATACAGTCTCCTTTCTCTTCACTTATTTTCAATCATTCTTTCTACTTTCTAACCTGTCAGGTATTCCTAATTAAGGAACTTATCGATAAAATACTGTTGTCCTTTGCCTGTGACCTTTGGTGTCTTGTTCACAGTGATATGTCCATCTGCGTGTTGCACGTTTGTTTCCTTGATTTCAAAGAGTTTCAAGTCCATGCTACGTTGGGTTGGCATGTTCCAATCTGAACCTTTGCGCTTAATCAGGTAGCCATTTTCGCGCATCCAAGAAAAGAGGCGATTGGCACCGATTTTGTAGCCGTTTTGGCTAATGAGCTTGGCAAGTTCGCCAACCAAGATAGATGTATGGCTTGCACTTACTGCGTCTGCAAAGAGGACTTTGGGTTTGTCCGCTTCAATCTGAGCCTCCAGCTTGTGGACTTTCTGATCAGCCATGAGCAATGCTCTTGCCATAATCTTCTCAGGGCTATTAAAGTCTTTTTCTACTTGGATAAAGTATTGTCGGACTTGCTTACCTCTCTCCGTCCGCTGGATCATAGCAATTTCCTTGGCCATGTCTAGCTTGATGATGTGGTCAGTCGTATTTTGACCTGTTGAAGAGGTGAGACATTTTTGGGTCACCTTTAAAAAGTCCTCATTTTCATTAAAGCCGTATTCAGTCATGCGACTAAACCACTTCTTATATTCTGTTTTAACTCCCAACGCCTCGTGCAATTGACGACCAGATACAATCGGCTCGTGATTGTCATTCACAGTTATTTTAATAATTTTGTTCATGTTCTTCCTCCTACTCAATCCCATAATCTTCAATCACTTGAAGAATGAAACTGTTCGCTCGTGGTCCCTTCGTCGTCCCACTCAGAATGTTTGTTACTTCCTGTCGTTTAAAGCCATAAGCAATCGCTAGACTTGTTTTTTTAATACCTTTGTCTTTCAGAAAATCATTGACTTTCTCACGACCATTTGTGATATCTGGCATATGTGTTCCTCCTTTTTACTTATTTTGTAAATAAGAAACAACTAAAAATTTAACTATTTTTTATCTTTTCGCTTGACTTTTTTTAGATGTTCGTCTAAAATGAAAGCATAATAAAAACACTAATAAATCTATAAATACCGTTCGCAAAAACATTTTTATAATTTATTTCTTAGTTGTTTTTTTAGTTGTTAATTACTTACAAATACTATTTTAGTTGTTCGTCTAATTTTTGTCAAGTGTTTTAGGCGAAAAAATAAAATATTTTTTTGTAATGCTTCAGAAAGGTTGATGTATCAATGTTTGAGACATTCGAAAAAATTAAAAGTTTAGCTAAAAAACAGGGAATTTCTCTAAACACTTTAGAAGATAGGGTTGGTTTGGGGAAAAATTACATTTACAGTCTTAAAAATAAAAAGACTCCATCTGCTGAACATATATCCAAAATCGCTGACTACTTCAATGTATCTACAGACTACTTACTTGGTCGCACAGATAATCCTACCATCGCTAATAAAAAAGAACAATTCTTTTTCGAAGGCAAAGAAGTCGATGTTGAGGAACTTGCCTCTACTGCTATGCGCTTCAATGGTAAACCACTAACTGAAGAAGATAAAAAAGCAATTCAAAACATAATAGAGATCTATCTCAGAAAACAATAATAATCAAAGGTTGGATTGTTTATGACTGAAAAAGAATTTTCTCAAAATCTAGGTATAGATATAGAGATTTTTGAAGATGGTCTATTTCCAGATGAAGCCTTTTACATCCCAGCCCTCAAAACTATGTTTTTGAGTGATGCTATATCTGATGAAAAAAGGGTACAAGTCGCTTTACATGAGATAGGCCATAGAAACCACGCGCCAGATATTTATCAGCTTTTTAGGGAAAAGTGTGAGCTTGAGGCTAATAGGAATATGATCCATCACCTTATGAAAGCTGAGTTGGATATAGCCGAAGATGCCACTACATTTAATTACCTGGTATTTATGGAAAAGTATAATTTAAAAACCATTGCCGATGAAATAATGGTAAAAGAAGAATATTTGGCTTTACTTAATTGAAAAAGGAGTAGGATAAAATGAAAAGAATATTTTCCATATCATCTGTTTTGCTTTGTGCACTTGTTATTTCAACCGCTTGTACAAATCAAACGCAAAAGTCATCCAGCGAACCGACCACTCAGGCATCATCATCTGATGATATTAGCGTAGAAGAATATTTTGATAAGCTATTGACTAAAGTTGATAAGGTCACAAAAGATAATTACAAGTCAGATGATTATAAAATCTATGATTACAAAACTGTTCTCCGAGAGCCAGAAAAATTCTTCTCTTTAAAAATGAGAATCGACAATCTGGAAATAGTGCAAATTTTTAAAGAAGGCAAGTACACGAAAATGCTTGCTACACAACCTAACGGTGATTTCTATATGCTGTTCATGGAAACTGAACGTATAGAAAAAAGATTTTTAGAAAAAGATCACCTAACTGTAAACGGGCGTTACTTGCTTTCTTACGAATATACCACCAACAGCAACAAAGAAAAAAGCGTACCTTTAATTTACGTCGATGCGTATTTGATGCTGAAAAATTAAAAAATCCCCACACTCAAATTTTGGCCAAGGAGAGTGTGAGGAAATCATGTATAGGAAACAACCATTAAAAAGGTAGTTTTCTTGTACCCATTTTATCAAAAAAGTGAGGTAAAATCAATGTGGATGGAAGAACTTTCCAACGGAAAATACAAATTTTTTGAGCGATACAAAGACCCTTATACTGAGAAATTAAAAAAAGTTTCAGTAACCATGGAGAAGAAAACTCCCCAGGCAAGAAATCAAGCTGCTATCTTGTTACAAGAGAAGATAAATAAAAAACTCAGCACAAAACAAGTAGAAAGCATTACATTTGAAGAAATCTATAACCTTTTCTATAAATCATGGGCGCAAACAGTAAAGGAATCAACAAAACATAATTGTAAATCAGTTGATAAGAAGATGAAGGAAGTCATACCATCCGATACCATACTTGCTAATCTTGACAGGCGTTTTCTTCAAGAGGCTATTGAAAAAATTATTGAAAGCAACGGATATATTACAGCTAAAAAAGTACGGCATAGGCTCAGAGGTATCTTTAATTACGCTGTTCAATACTCTTACATTGAAAACAACGAGGTCGATTATACTACGATTCCTCAAAAACCAAAGACTTTAGAAGAACTGGAAAAAAAGCGTAACAACTTTCTCACCATGCAAGAAATAAAAGCACTTGTCGATGTCCTTAATCGTCGAGAATATCACCAAAAGTACGCTGATATGGTTCTTGTGCTGACATTAACTGGTATGAGATATGGTGAGTTAACTGCCTTACAACTGAAGAATATAGACTTCGAAAACAACAAAATTGAGATCACAGGTAATTTTGATTCAGTAAACAAAATCAAGACGCTACCAAAGACTACAAATTCAATACGGACAATCAAAGTATCAGAGAGTGTCATAGAAGCTATTCAAAGACAAATAGTACGACTTAGCGAACGTTTCCAGCCATTGTCAAGCGATGATTATATTTTCTGTTTTGAAAAATGGAATCAACCTACAACAATAGCTTGCTTCATACAGATATTAAAAAAATATGGAAAACAGGCTAAAATAGAAAAAAACTTATCTAGCCATATTTTTAGGCATTCTCATATTTCGTTTTTAGCAGAGTCTGGCCTTCCAATAAAATCAATAATGGATCGAGTTGGACACTCAAATGCAAAAATGACTTTGGAAATCTATTCTCATACTACTGAGGATATGGAGGATAAACTCGTTAATAAATTAGACAGTATTTTTTAATTCTGCCCCTTAGTTGCCCCTTTTTGATTTCACAACACAACAAAACCCCTTGAAGATATTGATAATTCAAGGGGTTGCTTTATATCG